GATCGTACTCGCCCACCCGAGACGATCATGTTGGAGACAGTCTTAATCCCCTTGCCGGCTGGCTTGGCGGAACGGTTCTTAACCGCGCTAGGAACAGGCTGTCGCTTACCTCGTCGGGTAGTCGACGCCGCCTCGAGCGAAGCCTTTACAGGCTTTCCAGTAGACTTGATGTTTGTCTGCTCAGCGCCACGTATGTCCCTGCGGGCACGAGCCATAGCGTCCTTGATACCAGCAATTATGTCTGGTGTCACGACACTAGGATCGGTCGTGATCATTGATGGAACTTCCTTGCCGTTTACAAACGAGCCAGAAAGCTTCTTTAGCTTGTCCTTAGGCATTCAATATCTCCCCAAAGTAGCTGAACACGGGCTTCTCGACCGGGTTCGATGGATTTCTGGTCGCGTGTCTTACAGCCAGTGCAAGCGCCATGACGGCGTCTGTCTCTAGCTTCTTATCGTCCAGCTTGTACCCAAGCAGCTGGCGTCGGACTTGCATCCATACGCCTTTGCGAGGGAGCTTCAGCTGGCCACGGTCAATCACTGCCTTTAGGTCACCCAGCAGCTCGAGCTTCTTAGCTCGGGTTCCGCCAAAGTCATAGTCCCTAAGTGGCTTTATGATGCTGAACTCTTGTCGGAACAGCTTGCCGCCAAACCCCGTGGAGTCCACGATGGTCGTGCAGTATGATCCTTCCTGGCCATATAGTAAGTGCCCCTCCCGCACCATATTTATTACCGCAGGTATAGTCTGCTTGCCGGTCTTGCGCTTGCATCGTACCCCTGCCAAAAACTCTCGCTCTGTGTAGTCAATCGTAATTGCCCACGTGGCGTCTGATGAGATGCCTGGGTCTACTCCCTGCGCGTAGCGTCGCGTCTTGACTGGCTGAGTTTCTTCGTCGAGTTCTACGAATGAATTATCCACCATGTCTGAATTGAAGTAGGAGTCTCTTGACTCGATAAAGAACCCGTCGATGTTTTGAGGAACCAAGTATTCTGCCTGCTGCCTCAGGATAGACTCAAAGGTGTCTGAGTTGAGTCCGTATCCTACATTGTCTCTGGTCGAAAGTCGGAAGCTAAAGAACTGTTCATCTCGGTTTGGGTTGGTTGGGTTTCCCAGTTCCCACAAGTCAGAGTAGTCGTTGATTCCTTCGGTCGGGGTACCGATGAAGTGCAGTTGTCCCCCGGTTGACAGGCGTCGAAGGTTTAGGACCTCCTGATAGATCATTAGCAAGTGGGGCTCGAAAGCTGCCTCGTCAAAGGAGATTCCATTCATGTCCTTGCCCAGCAGTGCCTTTGCCTTGTCCTGCGTTGTGCGGAAGTGGATGTTCGCACCACCGAAAACCGGGTGAACTCGTACCCATAGGTACTCTCCACGGTACTTCTTGTCGAAGATGTAGACCGGTCCAATCTCCTTGGTGATGGGGCATCCACGTCCCTTCTGGGCCGGGTGGGATCCTTGGAATAGCATCGACAGTTCTCGGTGAACTAGCTCTGCTGTCTCCTGCTGAATGCCGATGTGGTACCACTCGTACGGCTCATTAGACCAGCGCTCAGCGTCTTCCTTGCTTCCCTGTACAGGGACTCGGAGTCCGAGCTTGTAGGTGGCTGAGTGGAGAATCCCCACTGCCATCCCTAGAGTTTTACCGGCTCGGTTTCCAGCAGAGCACACAGTTGTCAGGTACTTAGGTCGGTATCCTGATTCATCCCGTGCTGCAATCCCCTCAAGCCAGGCAAGCTGGCCTGGGTTCAACTCGATGCCAAGCCAGCGAGAAGCAAAGAAGCCGATGTCGACTCTTCCCCTCGCCAGGTCCTTAGCGATCTCGTTGGTAAGGTTCACTACTTTACCTTACCTCGTGCAACGGACTTTCGGTTAGCTTCAAGCTGGTCCATCTGGTGCTGGAAGATTAGTGTGTTGTAGCTTCCAAGCTTACGGGACTTCCGTGCGCTAGTTCCAGCCTTCAAGCCTCTGGATCGGTCCATCCGCAGGAGAGCCGAGCTAGTCTTTGCTGAAGGTGCTGGTATGCCCTTGCTCTTCTTCTTGGTCTTCATACAGCCTTCTTTCGGTTTTTGTTTTTTGTGCTGATCGCTTTAGCCTTTGCCTTAGCGTCAGCCTTGCTGCTTGCCCCCCACGCCTGAAGCGAGAGTAGCAACCGCGTGGGCCGTCCCTTTGAGTCCCGCTCCGGCCCTGGCATGTTACCCATGCGAGCCAGGAACGAAGCCCTACGCGGATTGTCCCCTGACTTAACAGGGGCCTTGAGCGTGCCGCCTTTATAGCTGGCACGCCCCTTAGCATTTAGACCACCGGCTGGGTTCTTTCCCTCTTTTCGGGTCCAGGCAGCTGTCTTTGGCATTACTTCTTCTTGCCTTTCTTGGCAGTTTTAGCAGAGTCTTTGAAGGCCTTGTCGGTAGGAGCACCCTTCTGTCCGGGCTTCCTCATCTTCTCGCCTCGCTTGCGCTTAGCGTGGATGTTGGCGTAAAGGCCTGGCTTAGCCACGCTGAGCTGCGGTCCTTTGTCCGGACTTGTTAGTCCCACGAAGGGTCTTTCCACCCTTGGCAAGCTTCTTTCCCTTTACTGGAGACTTGCCCTTGACCTTTGACTTCTTGCCATACATTTCCATAAGGAAGGCTGGCATCTTCTTCTTACCTGGCATTATCGCTTTCCTACTCGCGCCCGAGGGCGTGTTGATCGCTTTGGCAGAGCCGGATTGTTTGCTCGGCGTGCTGCGTAATTCTCTGAGCCAGTTCTTGTGTCAGACCCGTTAGAAAGTCCGCCAGTGTACTTGCTGTTTGTAGTGGCCATAGTGCTGGCTGGTGACTTCCGGTTAGGCTCTCGCTTAACACCGGTTACGTATGGTCCGGTGACCGTCTTCTTCCCCTTGGCAGAAGACGTCTGCGTGGACTTTGCGCCACCGCCACGGCCGGCGTCTCGTGAAAAGCCCTTTTCCTTAGCCACCTTGGTCTTGCCCTTGCCGTACGTAGTCGTACCGACTGGATCGTTCTGGCTGACCGACTTCCGCTTGCCCTGCTTGAGTGTGCCAAGTGCAACTCGGTAGTTGTCGATCTGTGACCACACGCGCTTCTTGCCAGTCATGGTCTTGAACTTGTTGCTTCGTGTAAACGCAACAAGCTTATTGAGGTCGGCCTTAAGAGCTGCCTTGCCCTTGCCAGCGACCTTTCCTGTTACCTCTACCTTGGCAGCGTCCTTAACGCCAACCTTCTTAGTTTTGGCCATCTTCTTTTTCTCCCTTGTATCCAAACGACTTGTCGCTTGGGTTAAGCCAGCGTAGTACCACCGGCAGAATTGCAGCCAAGCCGGCTGACACGACTGACTTGAACGTATTAGCGTCCGAGTCAAATGCGCTGCCACCGAGCGCAATCCATTGCGCCAAGCATGCAGCTACGAACGAGCGTCCCCATGACGCAAGAGTGGACTTAAGCTCCTTGCTCATCTATAACCTCCATTGCTGTGCCTTCTACCAAATACCCGCCACCCAAGATCTCGGCCATCGATATGGCCAGTTCACGGTCAGCGCTTTTCTCTTTGCGTCGGTCGATCATCTCCTGTGCTCGTAGACCCTCCGACAGGGTGGGGATCACATCCCCGTTCTCTACCATTTTGTATACGTAGTGGCTGACCAGCTTAGCGAGGTCTCCGTTGGAAGATTCCACTTTCACCGCCTGCTGGATATTCTTTGCCAGGTCCCTACGAGCCTTGATGTGCTCCGGCGAGGTATGCTGGCGTCTATGATTTCCAAGGGTGATCCTGCTTATATACTGATTCTCATCCTTCAACCATGAAGAAATCTTAATATCCGAGATACCCTCTGACATCTTTCGGTTGATTACGTCTACGAGGGGGCTAGTGCACACCGTGCACTTATTCAGCAGCTTCATCCTCTACCACAGGGTCGGCTACTGGTTCGACCACTGGCTCCTCCACGGCTGGCTCCAGCGTAACCGGGTCTAGATTGGTGATATCTTCGTCAATAACCTTCGGCTCTGGTCCCACAATAGCCTCCACTTCTTCTTCGTTTAGACCTAGTCCCAGAAGCTTTACCCTGGCCAGCTCAACGAGCGATGCCTGGATCGCCTCTTGCTCGTCTCTTTCCTCCGCCTTTTTTACCATCTGCGCATGAGCCTCCTCAAATGGGGCGGCCTCATCCGGTGAAACTTCCTCTACTCTTTGCTCCCCTGTTTCAAGATCGAACACAGTCCTAATAATGCTCATATTGCACCCTCTCCGTAAATCTCTAGCCTTGCCCCTGCCTGGAAGCTGTTTGCTGCATAAATACCCCAAGATAGAATTGGGGACGTGCTGGTCCAGTCAAATGTTCCAAATGTTCTCATAACCTGGCTTACCGAAGCCCCTGACTGACCGCCTGTAAGAAACCTTCCTTGTTTTGTTTGCGTGTTCGACGAATAGTTAAAGATATTAACTTCAAAGTGCGCACTTGGTACTTGGGTTGTAAGACGAAGTCCCTCTCTGTTTCCAGTTAGGTATAAAAACGAATTGTCGTTATACGTGTAATAGCTATTATTATCCAACGTTAGGCTCTGTGAAGTAAAGGATCCATAAGCAGCATTTACGAACATTTGTATAAAGGAAGGGCTACTTGCTGAAGCTCCCTTTGCGTTAGTAACTATTATCCTAAGATTCCTGTGCGTCTGAGGGATGGGTGAAAAGCTAATGAATTGGCTTGCCGCAGTAAGAAACCCTGCCCCTATGAGCTCTACTTCCTTTTTCGGTGGTACTATCTGCTTAACGGCCATTAGCTAATCTCCACACCATATGCTGCCACGTCCGCACGGGACCCTGTGGTAGCCTGTACGCTAAGCTTTTCTCCTGCTTCAAGAACAACCCCGCTGACCTGAGTGACGTTTCCAAGTGAAAGAGGGATCTGCTGGGCAACTGTACCGACATAGTTGTTTACTGTGCCAGATCCTGTCGTTACTCCGGTCACTGAAGATACAGCG